CGCGGGTGTCGGCCAGCTCGGGGCCGCCGAGAAGATCCAGGCGCCGTACCGTTCCGTCCTCGGGAATCTCCAGAAACCCGAACCGCGCAGGAAGCCGGTCGCGCTGCATCATCAAGGACGCCAGCGCAATGTCGTGCTCCGCGAGCCGGGTGAAGACCATGACGCGGTACCGCAGGTCGAAAGGGATCGGGTACTCGACGAGGTACGGGGACTGCGTGACGTCGTAGGAGGTGTCCCCCTCCGCCCACCAGCCGGTAGCACCCTCGGGGGCGTACGGCAGGTAGACAGGGCCACGGTGCTCACGCTCGTCGGCCTTCTCCATCCCCGCGTGCTCGATGACCACCAGGGGGAAGGTCTGCTTGGCCAGCTCCACCTCGGGAATGCGGTAACGCACCGGAACGGGTCGACCGTCCGGTGCATTCGCGTCGGTGACAGAGAGGCCCTGGAGTTTCGCCTTAACGGCGCGGTCCTCGTTGATGAGCCATGGCAAAGCGGGCCTCACGGGTCTCGAATAGCAGAAAGTCTTCCGCCATTCAGGATCCCAAGAAAGCCGGAGAAGTTTATAGTCAGACCGTCTGGGACCAGTGCGCGAACTGCGCATCGTTGACCAGCTCGTCCGGCTTCATCTGTACGCACTCGATACCGACGATGATGTCCCGGTTCTGAATCTGGCCCAGAACAGAAATGGACGTGACGCGGAAAACCGAGTTGTCGTAGACGATCCGGTCGACCAGGTACTTGCCGTGGTCGATGTCCTGGTCGGTGAACCCCATCTTCCGCAGACTGTCGAACGACGCGGTGACGGAGATGTTGTCGACGGTGTACAGACCCTGCGGGGTGTCCTGCGAGGCGCCCTGGCTGTGGATGACGTGCAGGGCCGGGATCCGGTAGGGGCCGATGAAGGTCTTCCCCTGCCCCGTCGCCTCGTCGTACAGGTCGTCCCCGGCCGGGTCGGTGTGGGAGTAGCGGTAGTACTGGACCATCTCGCCGACCTCGTGCTGGCGCCCCCGCAGGGACGCCATGATCTCGGTGGTCTCGTAGTTGGCGTTGAACCGCCCCGACCGCTTCCAGTCCAGGCGGCCCATCAGAAGTACCCGCCCCAGGTCTGAGAGGGGATGCCGGACTCGTCGTCGTTCTGGTGGCCCGGCCCGATCGGCGGCAGGATCCGCTGCGGCAGCGAGTAGTCGTCGTACTCCCGCTCACGGAAGATCGGCACGAGACGGCCGGTCGTACGGGAGACGCGCCGCAGGTTGGTGACCTCGATCGCGTACAGGCCGACGCCCATCTTCTCGCACAGCATCTTGTAGCGGTCCGTGAGCAGTTCGATCTGCTTCTGGATCTGCGCGAACCGCTGGCCCCGGTCGACCGAGGTGCCGTCAGCGGTCTGGACGTTGATGTCGGTCGCCGCGTCGGTGGCCAGCGCCCACATCGCCTCTGTGCACGCCAGCATGACGATCATGACGTCCTCCTCCGGTGGGAGGGTGGCGAAGTCGACGGGCTCTTCGCTGTAGCGGATGAACCCGTTGTCGTCGCGGTACCGGGCGGAGATCGTCCGTCCCCGGTTGTGCTGGGCGAAGGCGTCGGTGAGGTAGACGTTCAGTTCGTCGTCGGCGAACAGGCTGTAGGACTGCCCGGACACGAGCAGCAGCGCGTCCAGAGGAAGCGCAGCGTTCAGGGTGAGGATGCCGTTCAGCGCGTCCAGGACGTAGTCGCTGGCGGTGAGTACCGTCTGCGTGGTGCCGACGACCTGGACAGCCTCCAGGCCGGTGACGTTGTTCGCACTCAGTTCGTACTCGGCGACGTCCCCCGTTCCCCGGATGGTGTCGCGGAACGGCGTGAGCCGGTCGCCCAGCTCGTTGCGTACCCGCGACCGCAGGTCCTCAAGGGTGGCCATTCCGCGACTCCGATCAGGTATTAAGGGTCAGCGCGCCAGCGGCGATCTGAAGGGACTCGTTCGTCGCCGCCTGAAGCGGGCTGTCGATCGGCCACGCGTAGATGACGGTGCCGGTCGTGCCGGACGCGGAGGTGACCAGGGCGGCGTAGGTGGCCGCGTCGGTCATGTCAGCGGTGAACGGACCGAAGAACAGCAGCGCGTTGTTGCCGGTGGTCATCGGGGCGCCGGACGGCGCGGTCCATACGACCTGCTGCCGGGCGTAGCCGGGCGTGGAGACCTCCGGGAGGGAGGTCATGCTGTAGGTGCCGTCCTCCTGCGTCGGGTCGGCAATCAGCAGGGCCAGGTAGGTCGTACGCGGCGCCGCGAGGGCGATGGCCCGGCCGGTGAGCATGTCCAGGGCGTTACCGGCCCAGACGGGGTTCGTACCGGCCATCAGGCATCAACCTTCTTGAACAGTCGCGTGAAGTCGGACAGGTGCAGGGAGAAGTGCCGGACGGACTTGCCCGGCGCGTGGTCGCCCTCGTCGGTGATGACGTGCGTGTCGTGGACGTGCGCGAGCAGGACGGAGTCCTCGCCCGCGTGGCCGACGCCAGCGGTACCTGCCGGGTGTACGTCGACCACGACGACCGTGGAGCCGGTGGGAAGGTGTCCCAGTCCGGCTCCGTGGCCCTCGGCGTTCTCCAGCACGTACGACTCACCCGGTGCGGGCGCGGTCTTCACGAGTGAATCGGTCTTCATGAGTTAGGTCTCCTTGGACTGTCAGTGCCAGATGTAGCCGAGCGAGTCCAGGTGGTCGTAGAGAGGCTTCGGCGCCTTGTAGCGCTGCCCCTCGATGAAGTCGTAGTGCTGGCCGTGGCCGAAGGTCATGTTCTCGATGGCGGTGTTCACGCGGAACTCGCGGTGCGGGGTCTCGACCTCGACGGCCTCGGCGACCTCGATGACGGTCTCGACGACCGGCTCCGGGGTCTTCGGGCGGGCCTCGACGACGGTGTCCGACTTCTCGGCAGCCGCAGCCTCGTTGATGAGGGAGATCTCCCTCTCGCGGGCCGCCAGTTCGTCGGCGTGCTCCTTGGTGAGGGCGGCCTTGTTGCGGCCGGTCAGGTCACCGGGACGAGCGACATTGCGTGCAGGCATTTGTTTCTCCGGGTTCGGGACTCAGGTATGTGAGGCGGTACTACTTTAACGAGGAAGGGGAGCGGTTCTGGTAATCCAGAAAACCGCTCCCCTAACCGTCAGGATCGCTTGTGCGCGACTACCAACTAAGCCGTCGGAACGGGCCGAAGAATTAGTTGGTCTCCGCGATCAGAACGGCCTGGTCGGTGATGAGGCCGAGGCCCCAGATCGCGTACCAGGCGAGCGCGTGCTCTCGTCCGAAGTCGAGAATGCCGCCGTCGCGGAGTTCCACCGGAAGCGAGATCGCGTGGCCGAACGCATTGTCGCCCAGGAAGATCGACTGGTAGACAGTCTTGCCGCCCGCATTGGTGACCTGCTTGACCTGCGTGGTCTCGATGAAGACCGTGTCTGCGATCCGGCCGATTTCTCCCAAAAGGAAGTTCCCGGGAGCCGCGTACTTGGTCACCTCGATGAATTCGGGATCATCGCGCAACTTACGCGACTGGTGCGGGTGAATGAAGCAGACGTAGGTCTCGCCGAGACGCGGGACATTCTTCGTCGCCAACGTTTCGACCGCGTCCTTTACCAGGGCCGTGGTGAAGTCGAACGTGCCGTCCAGAGTGTCCGTGGAAGTCGCGGCGGTGCCGTGGCCGTAGACGCCCATGCCGCTCATCGCGGACGCGGTGGCGTACTTGTTGTAGCCCCAGATCTTCGAGGTCGCCTGGAGCAGGGTGTCCCTCGCTGACTGGTCCAGGTAGAGAGCCATGTTGCGTCCGAGCAGGCGCGATGCGCTCGCCATGACGTCGTCGAACGAGGCGTTCAACAGCAACTCGGAGACCGCGACGGCGTAGCCGTGCTCGGCGACGGTGATGGAGAACTGCGAGGCCGAAAGGGCGTTGGTCTGCATCCGGACGCCTTCAACCAACTGGCTGGCCGCGCCCAGGTTGTTGTACCGCATGAAGTTGATCGTCAGACCGGGCTGAACGCCGAGTTCGGTCTTCTTCACAGCGAACTGTTCGAACCGAAGAATCGGCATCGACTGGAACAGGATTTCCTTGCTCCAGATGGTCTGAATGGCCGCACCGAGAGTGCTGTTGGCGCCCGAGTAGTTCGTCGGGGAGGCCGACAGGTTCGGGGTACCAGTGATCGCGCTTGGCATACTTGGATTTCCTTAGTTACGGGTACTCGACCGAATTACGAGTACAGTCCACGCTGGTTCTGGGCTGCCTGACCGACGCCCAACTGGCCCCGAATCTTGGCGTACTCCGACATCGGCATGTCGCGGAGGTCAGAAAGGGAGTACGACTTAGTGCCCGGATCGGTGTCCATTGGTCCCGTGGTGGAATAGCCCGTGGGGCTCACACCGCGCATGGAAGCACGCTGCTGAATAGCAGCCTGCTGGACCGATTCCAGAATAGCCTGGGTCTTCGCCTTGACTGTAGCGATAGAGGCTTCGACCTCCTCCGGCGAATTACCGCCGACGAAGTCGAGAAGTTC